GTCTTGGCCAAACGCGCTAATTGGCTTTTTCTCGGTTTTAGTTACCGCAGGCGTTTGTCTAGTTCCGTCAGGCAAAGTGACCATTTCGCCATCCCCCCCGACCATTTCTGGCTCAGATGCAACGGCGGGTGCAAATGTAGACGCGGGTGCAGTAGTCTGCGTGCGCCGCGCGACGTAAGCATCGAGCGGCAGAGGTTCACGGCCCGCTTCATATTCTGACAGTTGATACGCGGGGTATGCTTTTTCTGCGCTCTCTCTAAGGTCTTTTTTACGTCTATTTTCGGCTTCTAGAATGTCTTTTCCTGTCATCCCATATTGACTAGCTATGTACCCCTCATAGTTATTGGTAAATTCCTGCTCTGTGCGAAGCAACGCATCGGCTTCGGGCATAAGTCTAGCCGCGCGTGCACCAAGCGTGGGGTGTGCGTATAACGCTTTTGTACGCGCTTTAGCCTGCTCTACGTTACGTATCAGTGCAGGGCTGTAAACTTGGTTAAATTCCACTAAATCCCGGTCTAAATTTTTAGCTTCTAACTCTTTTTGTCTTAGGTCAGAAGTTTGTTTAGCTTCGCGAAGTTGTTCCCGTTTTAATTGCTTGTCTACCGCCGTTTCATAGTAGTCAGGCACTTCGCTTTGAATAAGTTTAAAATATTCAGGCGAACCAACTTCCAACCCAGGTTTAGCGTAAATGCGCGCAAGCGCGTTGCGTTGTGCGGCTTGGCGTTGTGCTTCTTGTGATTTTACAAGCGCGTTTTCAAACTCCGCAAACCTTTGCATACGGTTGAGCGGGCTTTCTTCAAGCGGAATTTGAACCGGTCGAATGCTCAGCGCAATATTAGGGTCAACTTGTGCCATAGCTAATCCTTATTTTGGCGGGAAATACGTACCCGGCGTTGTTTGCCCGGCGCTACGGTTATTTAAGGCGTTAATATACTCTCGGTCTAACTTATTCCGCGCTTGATTTTGTTCGTACGCCAAGTATTGCGACAGGCCAGTATTGGCGGCATTGGCTATACCTGCATAGCCTGACGCGCGCGCGACCCCGCCTTGAATTATGTTAGACCCAATATTTTGCCCCAGCTGACCGGCTTGTCCTGCGATTGTTGACGCAGTGCTTTGGCCCATGCCTGCAAGGCTTTGCAGCGGGTTCAGACGTGCTGCGCGTTCTGCTTGGTAGCGGTTAAATGCGTTGGTAAACTCCTGCGATCCAAGCTCTTGCCCGAACCGGGTAACGCCGCGCAGCTGGGCGCCGGACAGCAAACCGCCTCTAGCCGCTGCTGTGCGGTCAAGTGCCTTTAGGCCTTCACGCATACGGAACGCATAGCCTGGGTCTTGCTGGAACTGTTCCATGCCAAATGGCGTGTAGCGGGAAGCTTCAACTAGCTCAGGCAGCGCATTGACGCCAGCCTGACGAAACGGCTCTTGCAACGCCACTTGGCGCTCAAACATGCGCTCCTGCGCGGCAGTTGCGCGGTCAGTTGCTTTGGCTTGCTCTCTAGCCGCGCGGTCAGCGCCGTAGCCTTGAATTACACTGCCTGCTATAAACCCTGACATGGTGTACCCCCTGATAAGTGAAAGCCAAAATTTGCGCCAACAGCATTTCGGTAATCTATAAGTAGCTCATTACCAATACCGATATCTTTTATGGCAATCACATATAAATCATCATTAAACTTGTATGGTATTACGTTTGAATCGCATGAATGGTTAATGTACCGCCCTGCCGGAGTACGCTTTCCATCTAACCGGCCTGGGCAAATAACTTCACCCGCAAAAAAGTGCCTTGTCGCAAACATTCCAAGTCCATGCACTGGCGACTCTTTAAGTTCTATGTCATGCCCTTCTGGCATATCAATCAAATCGCTTTCGATGGTCACTATGGCGTCCATCGTGTCTTGGTCTACACCCAACTGCTCTAAAAACAGTTGGTAGTCTGCCCGCGCCGATTCAATTGCCAACCGTCTGCGTGTGTCACCTAATCCGCACTCCGGCACAACGTAAAGCCGTTCTTCAATAACACTTAACTCTTGGCAGTCGTCAGGGTTGTCATACACGTCAACCCACACCACTTCTTCTTCAAACACGCGCCCGGCGCGCTGCTCACCTGCCTTGGCGTCAAACTCGCACGGTGCTGTCAATACTTTAACTTCCGTACCGACATTAACTGCAATTGTGCCTTTTTCCAACCGCACGCGGTAGTCCGTCTTGTGCGCTGCGCCCGTCAATACTGTCCACGGCGGCACCGTAATCTTTCGCTCGTACACACCCGGCAAAAACGTGTGTGTTGTTACTATGTCAGCCTGCGGCATCTGCAACAGCTCGTCTTGCAGCGCAACGACTTTCTGCCGCATCACCTCTGGCGTAACCACCGCCGTGCTGTCAGGGTCAAATAGTTCAACCGCGTTCACATCACTACCCATCGTGACCCGCTGGCCACCGTTACCGTTGTGCCGCTGGCTACCGTTACCGGCCCCGCCGACATGCCCGACGTGCCTGACGCAATTGTGTAACTGACATCAATAGTTAAACTATTGACAAATATACCATTGCCAGCTACTAAATGCTCTGATGTTAATTCACCCGTGCTGGGTTTGTATAGTAGTTTTGCATTGCTAGTATAGATGGTCGACAGCGCGCCAGATGTGGCTGCTGCGAACGTCGGGTAAACGTTAGTGGACGTTGTGGTGTCATTGGTAATCGTGGCGCCCGACCCACTAGCCACCGCCCAAACGGCTGTCGTGCCGTTCGATGTCAATACAAAATTGTTCGCCCCAATCGGCAGGCGGGTCGAGCTATTGACCCCGTTGCCAATAATCAGGTCGCCCGTGCTAGTAACTGGCGATAAGGCATTGAACGCTGCGCTGGCAGTGGTCTGGCCTGTACCGCCATTGGCAATCGGCAGGGTGCCGGTTACTTGGCTAGTCAGGCTGACGTTAGAGAGCGTGCCACCAAGTGTCAGGCTGCCGCTGGACGTCACCGTGCCAGACAGGCTGATGCCGTTGACCGTACCGGTGCCGGAGACGCTGGTCACCGTGCCGACATACTGGTCGTTGGATGTAATCGTGAAGTTCGGGTATGTACCGGTAACGCTGGTTGTACCTGCACCGGTCAGCGATACGATCTGATCAGGCGCCGTATTTGTAATGGTAAAGCTGGGGTATGTACCAGACGTGCTGATGCCTGTGCCGGCGGTCAGTACGACCGTCTGGTCTGGCAACGTGTTGGTAATTGTAAAGCTGGGGTACGTGCCCGACGTGCTAATACCTGTACCGCCGGTTAGCACGACCGTTTGATCAGGGGCTGAATTGCTGATCGTAATGGCCGCAGAGCCGTCGTACGTTGTACCGGCGCTATACGAAATGCCGGTGCCAGCGGTCAGGGCGTTAGCGACGCTGCCTGCCTGGCCGCTAATGTTGCCCGACACTTTGCTGCCTGCAATCGACGTAATCCACGTTGGGTCGGCGTATGAGCCAGTTGTGTAGACCCCGTTGGTAACCGTCCCAGAGTTACCTAAGATATCAATGTTCCAAGTGCCGGTAGCCCCGCTACCCGTCGTGCTAGGTACGCTCAAGTTGGTGCGAGCGCCTGCCGCTGTGGTGGCGCCTGTACCACCGTTGTCGACATCTAGCGTGCCTGCAAGCGTGATGGTGCCAGAGGTTGTGACCGGGCCGCCAGAGGTTGTCAGACCTGTCGTGCCGCCGGAGACATTGACCGACGTGACAGTGCCAGACCCCCCGCCACCGCCAGCGTTAACTTTATTGAGCAGGTTGACAAAGAACCGATACCAGTCGCGGCCAACCAGTCCCGTACCATCGTCGATAATCGGCGATTGGTTCTTGGGTAGTTGCGGTTCGTTATCGGTATTAGGCATTGGTGCCGGACAATACGAGTTCGGCACCCATAATGGCGATCTTGACGGGGTCGGTGCCAGACACCTCGTAGACGCGGTCGCGCAGCTTGTCAGTCATGCCCAGACGGCGCCAGAAGGCCCGGTAGCCGTAGTTGCCTATCTTGCCCATGCCCGTCCAGTGTTCGTTTGACCACGTATGGCCGCCATCGTCTGACCACCGCAGCATGACCTGCGGGTCGTTGCCCTGACCCGTCACAAGTCCCACGCCCGTCTCGCATTCAAGCTGCAAGGTATGCTGGGCGGTACGCTTTAGGTTGTTCTGGCCGGTCGGTATCGCACGCCATGACCGCAACCATTTTTGCGGCAGGTTGTCGTCAGCAAACACGTCCAAGTCATACGCGTAAATCTTGCCGTTCTGGAAATCGCCGACAACCACCTCGTTGTTGTAGAACATCTGGCAGTTAGCCCGATGCCGGATGAACTGACCGTTGGCAAACCCGGCGCGTTCATGCCAGGCTTGCGTTGCCATATCGAACACCCAGGTTTTCTGCGCTGTCGGGAAGGTCAGCACGTAGAACGAATGGCCGTCCTGCTGATAGGTAAAACCAATCGCGTCAGAAATGGAGCCGTAGCTTTGAATGGCGTACTCGACCGCGTGGGTCGATATCCGTTGCCCGGTGTAGCCTTGCGCGCGGAAGACGATGCCCTGACCACGGGCGTCTGACCCAAGCCAAAACAACGCGTTATCCATCTTGGCAACCGAGAAGGTCGCCGCGCAGCCAATCTCATTGACCGCCCCCTGAATACGCGCCAGAGGGAAGTCTACATCGCCCGCGTTGTACCAAACCTCGACCGACTGGGTGCCAAACAGCCAAACCTCGCGGTGGTCGACAAACAGCGACACCAAGTTGTCCGGCATACTCTCCGCGCTGGCAAAACTCAGCGGGTCAATCTGGGTGCCGTCCAGCAGCTCAGACACCCAAAATTTCTGCGAGTTTGGTTCTTGGAAGATGAAATAGCCGTCCAGATAGCCTACGGTTATCGCGCCGGGAAAGTCCACGTCCGTAATCTCAGCGTACTCTTCAGTCGCCGCGTCGTAGATAAACCCTTCTGGGTTAGCCGCGATAAAGAGCTGCGTACCGTTGTCGACCATCGAC